GCCTGCGATATCCACAAAGTCATCCCGGTTCATCCGTCCGGCGGATGCTCGAGCAACCTTGAGGCCAATCATCATCAGCGGCACATCGGCGGGGGTGATCGTCTCCTTGCAGATGGCTGACCAGATATCCGCGATCCGCTCAGCTTCTAGTGAGTAGTCACCATGGGTCTGGTTCCGGTCCTCAGTGATCAGCTTGGCGGCATCCTCAAGCAGCTGCTTGCGTTGGTCTTTCATGAAATCTCCAGCCCGGTCCATGTGCCATTTGAGGTGATGAAGGTGAGGGTGCCTGCTTGGGTGCGGCCACCTGCCCGCTGGTCATACCAGGGCGATCCGGTATCTGCCGTGGGGCATTGAATGTGGGTGCGCTTTCCATCGGTCTCAGCGTGGAAGTGGTGATAGTGCCCGGTCAGCAGGATGTCTGCTTGGCCGATGCGGGCACGGGCGTGGCCTTGCTTGGCCCACCATGCGTGGGCTTGGCCCTTCTTCATCTGGTGGCCGTGCGCTAGGCCGATGATGGTTCCTGCGGCCTCAATGGTCACGGTCAGATCGTCAATGTCTGGGGTCACGATTTCTACGTGCCCATATCCGCCAGCAAGGTGCAGCGCGTCGGCCACTTGGAGTGCGGCATCGACGGCCCATGAGTCGTGACCTCGGGGAGCAATGCCACCAAACCTGTGCGGCTGGTCATGGTTGCCCGGTGCGGTGGGAACGATGAGCCGATCCACTAGTGGCGCGTAGGCTTTGACGTGCTCGAGTAGCAGGCGCCGGATGACGCGGATCTGCTCAGTGACTCCAAGGTCTGACTGAAGCATCACTGCCCCACCTTGGCTGGCGGATCCTTCGCAAAGATCACCAAGAGCTGCCAGCACCACGGTCCCAATTGGGCGGCGCTTGCGTTCAATCTTCAGGCGCTCAATGCCACGATCTAAGCCAGCAAGGACGTTGGCGATGATCTCATCCGTGCCCATTCCGTAGGCTTCTTTGCCCACTTGCCAATCTGCTAGGCAGTGAATGAAGGCAGCGTCTCCGCTGGTGGTCTTCGCACGTGCTCGAGGTTTGCCAATGCTGCCCAATAGGTCATCAATGTTGGCCACTGCTCGCGCAGGTTCCACGACATAGCGGCGGCGCGTGACTGCTTCTGTCGTGGCGTCATCGCCTTGAACGTGACGGACCCAAGCCGCTGGATCGTGGCTGATTTGTACAAGTCGGACAGTCCAGCCTTCGGGGATGACCACTCCCATGGCACGGACTTCATCCACCCACGTGGACTCACTTGGACTGCCGACACCCAGCGTCACTACATCAGCACCACCACCAGGCTGATAAGTGACGCTGGGCTGCCAGCCGGAGGGAAGCATGTGAGTGACGGGGATCTGGCCTTGCGGGGCCATTGCCGCCATCTCATCGCGTAGACCCATCAGCTGGTGGCCAGACGCTGATAGCAGCCACACGTGCGGCGGCGATGCTTGAGGATTGCTCCTGATGGGATGCGCCAGTCGCGTACGCGCAGCAACTCCGCAGAAAGCCGAGTGGCCACCCAAGTCTCATCAGCAACCAGCGCTTCAAGGTCCGCAGCTTCTTCTGCAAACTCCTTGGAGTATCTGTGAATGGCGCACTTGGGGCCTTGGGTCTGGCCCACCTTGCTGATCTCCTCGCGCAGGCTCATGAGTTAGTTCCTGGTCTTCCACATTGCTCGAGCATCTTCACGCCAGTCAGCTAGTGGGCGTTTTGTGTCAACCTTGCGGCCCTTGGTGCGCAGCCAATAGTTCAGGCCTAACTCTGATCCACCATCGGTCCACGATGCGTGACGGATGACGCGAGTGAACGGGCGGCGATTGGGCCACGCCTTGGGACCAGCTGCTTCCTTGAGTGCGCAGATGGTCTTGGCAGTGAGTTCCGCTTGAAGGTCCGTGATGTCATCTACGGCTCCCCACGTGGTGTGCTCGATGCCCCACAGGTAGTAGGAGCCTTGATCTTGTGGCACGCCTACGGCTGGCCACGGGCCACCTAGACCTGAGTGCCAGCAGCTGAGCACGGAGTTGATGACCACCTTGTCTTGCGTGGTCACGGAGTTGCAGTAGGGCATGGACTCGCTTGATGCGTAAGTCCAATCCACGGCGCCTTGATCCACGCCTACGAGATCGTGGACAATAACGCCACGCAAGCCACCAGACCATGGGCGTCCTCGAGTGTCCCAGCCGGGCTTGAACTCCAGACGCTTCGGCCCTACCCAGTCCAGCAGCGCGGCTTTGATGGTCTTGGCGTCACTCATGAGTGGTCTCCATCTGGTGAGTAGGTGCGCTCTGCCACGGATCCGTAGCGGCCATCTTGTGGGTTGAGATAGTTAATGATCACGGGAAGCGCGGAAGCGCAGGCGGCGATGACCCACGTCTGCCACTTGTCAAAGGCGATGGTGCCCGATTGCGTCCACTCCGCCACGGCCATGGCGAGGATGACGGTGATGCCAACCTTGAAAGCCGAAGCGATGGGTGAGCGGCCAAGCCAGATCATGAATCTCACGTCAGTCTCCTAGGTGCCAGTTGATGTGGTCGTCTACTTTGCGTTCCACGTTGTCCAGTTTTCTTTCAATGCGGTCCAGCGCGTCACGAGCTGTGGAGCCGCTATTGGGCTTGAACTCTCGGGTCATGCTGATCTGGGACTTGATGATCCACAGGAGCGCGGCAAGGCAGACGCTGACAATGGTCAGCACTGTCAGCAGTTCTCCTGGTGTGTCTAACCATTCGGGCATGAGTTGAGCCTTCTAAGCGGGCGCAGGCTAAGAGGGTTAGGAAATGATTTCGGTGGCAACTATTGCGTCCCATCGAACTGTGTTGGCGGAAGTGCTCATGGTTCGCAATCCAATGCGAGCAACGAATGCGCCAGTGGGAACGGTGACATCTTGAGAGATAGGCAGAAAACTTGTAGTAAAGAGCGAGGTTCCTGCTGTGCTTGCGGTCGTGCCGGTTTGCAAATACTCCGGCGTACCATCCGCGCTGGTCAGTAGAAGGAATTGGGCGCCAACTGTGGCGGAGGCTGGCATCAAGGCGTTTGCTTGAACATAGGCGCTGAGCCGTAGTTTCTGGCGGGGCACCACTGGGATCACAGTGTTGCTTTGCACCACTGTGCTAACGGTTCCGGCTGCGTGAACACCTTTGAGCGCTACTGCGCCGTCGTAGTGGCCGGTGAAAGAAGGGTCAAGTGACCACGTAGCGCTGGTGGCGTTGGTGAAGTCCCACGCGCTTTGTGAGGAGGTGATGTCGTTGTTCTCAAAGTCACCATCAGCAATCAGCGTCGCGGTTCCGCTTGTGCTGCGGCGTCGGCCCACGTAAACTGCCGAGATGCTTGACGAAGTGATTTCTAGACTGCCGCCAGAGTTCTGAGTGCAAATGGCGGAAACGAATTGACCTTTGGTGAACTCCACGGCCGGAACGGTAAGAGACTGATAGGCGGCCGTAGTGACTGCGGCAACACGGCTGAACTGAAGAACTCCTGTGTCACGTCTCACGGCAATCTGTCGATATCCGGTGGAGTTGGCTGCCCACACGGCGTAGGCGTTCACGTCATAGAGACCATCTGCGGGAATGATCATGCACCCGTTGGCCGAGCCTTGGGAATCAGTCGCGGAATACATATTCCACGGGTCCATGTTTTGAGTGTCGTAAGAAACGACCTTGGCCACGCCAGTCGTAGCCGTTGAAGCGGCAGACTGGTCAAGCTTGCAGGCCGGTGGCCCATCTGGCGCCATCATGCCCAGAATGATCCGGTCCACGCCATCGGTCACGTACCAGCAGGATCCTCCTGGGCGCGGCGGATACTCGCCTAAGTAGTTGGCGACAATTTCCGAGGTGCCCCACTCTTGGGATGTGGGCACGATGACGGCTTGGCCGGTTGTCAGCGTATAGACCGGATCAGTGTCCACGGAGCGCACGCGGGCTTGGCCTAGGCGCATCTTTGTGGCTGGATCTCCTGCGCTGAAATCGGCAAGGAACTTGGTGACATCCATCAGGCGCTGACCCTTCTCGTGCGGGCTTCGGCAGACATTGGCGAGGATGCCGCCAAGGGGATTGTGAGTCGGTCCAAGCGGTAGAGACGATCCACGCCTAGTTCCTCGTCGTAAACGTTCACGCCATCATCAACGTCCAGACTCGGATCTACCAGCTGAGACCAAGTGAGTTTTTCAGCAATGCCGAGAGTCTTCTTCAGTTGTGCTGCGGCGGAAGCATCAGCTTGGGCCTGATTGATAATTGTGGGATCTGAGAAATACCTTGGACGCTTACCAAAGTTGCCCAAGTAATAGGTGGGTGAAGAGGGATCGTCATCCCACGCCAGTCCACGGAATGGGATCAAAAGGCCGGAGCCTTCGCCCAAGGCAAACACGCCATTGAAGGTGTCTGTAGCGTCCCATGTTTTGGTAAGTGAGGTGATCATCAAATTGGAATAGGTGCTTCCATAGGACACGACGGCTGTCACTTCATTGGCTCCACGTATTGGAGACAAGTTGACAAGTCCAAGAGCGTCGAAGTAGAGACGGAAGCCTTGAGCATCGGCTAGCGCTCGAGCATCCTCCCAAGGATCTGCATCACCCTCAGCGCCATAGGCCACGGCTGGCATGACTCTTCCGGTCTCGATGAGTTGACCACCAGCATAGGAAACTCCACCCCAGGCTTGTTCCAGAATTGAAGCAAGGGCGGTCTCTAGTGCAGTGCCGGAAACTATGTTGACTGCTCGGCTATATCGAGCATTGGAGATCCGAGTGGAGCGGTCTTGAAGGCCACCGATGGAAAGGGTGACTCCAGTTTCACCTTCCATGATTGCGGCGGTGGACCAGCCGAAGACTCCAAGCGGTATGAGTTCCGTGGTCCCGCTAGGGAACTCAATCCCCCGATATAGGCGCAGCTCGTAGCCGGTCAAGGGTGAGAGAAGATCGTCGTAATCAAGGGGCCGGAGTGTCCCATCGGGATCAATCAGTTGCAGGTCCCCGGCTTCACGTCTGACGGATCTGTCAATATCGATCGAGACTTCTCCGCCAAGTGGGCGCAAGGTTGCCAGTATGTTGCCGTCAATGTCACAGATGGTGGCAAGCACAACCACGTTGTGAGAATCCTCAAGGGCGGTGCGAAAGGTGCTGGAGACTGGGTAGGCCATTTAGACCACCGAGGTGTCTACTGGATCAACCTCAACAAATGCAGCATTGACTGAGGTCACAGGGACTGCTGTGCTTCCGGTTGGATTCCAGTCCCTTGAGATCAGGCGGATCACCCATGACTCGTTACCACCAGCGGCATAAGTAAAGGGCGACGTTACGCGCATGGGGCCTTGATAGGTGAGCAGGTTCTTGACCGTCTCCCAAGAAGACCTATTGCTGGTGATCCACGTCAGGGTTCCGTCGTCGCCAGTCATATCACCTGAGATCACCACGGCTTTGGTGGATCCCAGTGGGCGGAAGACTGCGTTGGCTTCTGCTCGATTAAAGGTGATCCCATTGACTGGTGAGTTGTAATCAGAGACGCTCACGGCAGTGTCAAGTGAGGTGAACTCCCAGCTTGTGGCTGCCGTGGGTGTGACCGTGCCGGTGCCGTAATTGGAGGATAACTGCGGGGACGCTGTTGCGGCGGTAGTCACTCGGGCGGTGTAACTGACTGCCGTGCCTCGTGGCATGAGGCGGTCAATGTAGACGGTGGTTCCGTTAGTGGCCATCGTGCCAGCAGTGACTAGGGCAGTGCCGTTGCAGAGCAGGTCATACCTGAACGGTGAAGCAGACCCGGCAATGGTTACTGAGACGGCGCGCTGAGCCGTGCCGGTAGTGGCTGATGACCATGTGGCGCTGACGGTGGGCGCAGTGGGCGCGGTAAAGGAAGCGGTGTAAGCGGTGGTCGATGGGGTGAAAGTGCCACGGACGGGGATGCCGTAGGAATCGGCAATGACTTGAACATATGGCCGATAGGCCAAGCCGTTAGTCAAGAATCCGTTGGCGGCTGTGACGGTGAGGGCGGTTCCTGCGACCACTGTGGAGAAGAGTGCGCTGCTTGTTCCTGCATTGAAGCCCGCACCACCTGTGACGGCGGTGGAGAACACGCGAACGAAGGCAGAAGATTGAGTCAGTGAATCGGCCTGAGTGAAGTTCCACGTGATCGCGGGCTTGTCAGTGTTTGGGGTGCCGGACGTGGGTGTTCCTGCTGGGGTCGCGTAGTAGTCATATTCAAGGCGCAGTTGCATGGCGGTGAGTGTGGTGTTGAGCGTTGAGAGTTCCATTGTGAAGGCGTCTACAGTGCCAGCAGGCCACACTGTTCCACCTGAAGGATTGAAGACCCAGTTGCCCTGATATGACTTGACTGAAGCGCCACTGACTGGACCATTGACTTCACTTACAGAAATTCCATCACTATTCAAAACTGAAAAAGTGACGTTGCCAGCATTGCCACCAAAGCGAGCCACCCCACGGACACGGACGATTTGACTCGATCCAATGGAGGTGTCACCAAAGGGGGAAACGATGCAGGATTGTTTTCCCCCACTTGGTACAGCGGTGGACTGCACCCAGGTGGTATCACTGGAGTCTGCCAAGTAGGCCTGAGCAGATCCAAAAGCGCTCACGGTGCCGCCATTGTAGGCAGCCCAACTTCCAGCAGCTGCCGTCACGGTGCCACTGGGAAAAGCGGTTCCGACGGTCATTTGACTCCAGCCCTTCTAGAGTTGCGGCGTTCTTGGCCTACTCGGATAAAAGCGTTTGTCACTGCGTTTTCAATGTCCTTGCGTGTCTGCGCGGTGATCTCGCCATTGACTGTGATGTTGATGGCGCCGGCTTGCACTTGGAAATTGGTGGCCGATTGAAGAGCGGCCATGGTAGTGCCGCTGGAAGCCTCGGCGCCGATGTTGCCAATGATGTTGGCTGGCGTGACGAATTGGCGTTGGAGTTTGTTCAGGCCAGAGATCGTGGACGCGCCAGCCTCGAGCAGGGCTTTGGCGTAGGGCAGGCCTTCCATCGGACCCATGCCCACAAGGTCCAAGAGCGCGGCCTGATTGAGCGGCACCTTGGCAGACTGAAGCTGCTGGAGAACTGTGGAGAACTCTCGGACCATGGCAAGGCGCTGGCGCACGTTGGCGGTGATGCCAGCAGCAGTGATCGGTACACCAGCATCTGGCTTGAACGTCGAGATGGCGCCAAAGTCCATGATGGATTTGGCAAAGTCCTTGCTCAGTTTCTTGAATTCATCAATGGCAGTCTTGGCTTTGTCCAGCTTGCTGGTGATCTGAGCGGTGATCTTGTCGACTTGTGTTCCAATGGCCGCTTGGCCCTCAGCGCCCTTGGACCAAGTAGTGATGAAGTCTTTGATGGTGCTGCTGCCTGTTGCCAAAAGTCTCTTGTAGACCTTCTTCCAGCCATCCATATTGATGACTGAATCGGCCAATGCCTCTGGGATTCCTCGTGCCATGAGCTTGGTCTTGGCGGCGGCCTTCTTGGCCGAGTCGCTCAGGGCATCAGAGAAAGCCTTGAATGGGTCAATCTTCTTGACGACTGCTGTTGTCGATGTTGAAGCCGCGTCAGCGATCGCTTGCTGGTCAGCAAAGAACTGGTCCAGTTCTCGGCCAATCCCTGGGCTGATTCCAACGCCGGAGGCAGCATGAATTTCCAACCAAATGCTTGCCATCCGTGGCTTCTCTGTACCGTCAAGAGCAGTGTTGAGTTCAGCAACATTGCCCATGATCACCGACCAGTCAGTATGATTCAGGGCGTTCAACTGGTCTTCGGTTAGGCCTATGGCTTGTGGAAGACCGAGCGACAATTGACCTGTGACTGCCTCGATGGCGAGACCAATGCTTCTGAATTGATTTGCTGTGTTGGTAATGGGATTTAGGAAGTCCTTGAAGATTCCTAGAGAGTTATAAGCATCTTTGATCTGAGTAATCATGGAAACAAGCTGACCAGTCAGTTCTCCTACTGATTTGCCCAGATCCTCAAAGTCAGGCTGAAGATCGACAAGGCCATTCTTGAGATCTGTCAGGCCGCCAAGTCCTGCGGAAATTCCCTCGAGGAAGCCTTTGCCAAACGATTCCTTGGCTTCATCGATGGCGATCTGAATGAGCTTGACTTTGCCGGCGAACGTATCGACGGAGGCAGCGGCAGCGCCACCAAAGGCGCGGCCCAGTTCATCGACGGCAATGGAGAAATTGCCAGCCTTTTTCGCTCCGTCGGAAAGTGGTACACCCAGTCGTGTGAGAGCGCTTGCCTGTCCATTGCTGGCCTTAGCCAAGGCGGTGGCCACGCTGCCCAGATCTTTCTGCTTTGCCACGGATATATCTACGGCAAGGCTGAGAAGTTCTTGGGCTTTGGTGGCGTCTTTTGTGGCAGTGACAAGAGTTTGGAAGGCGGGCCGGAGGTCACTGTCTAGGACGCCAGTGGCCAGCTGCATGGTGTCAATCGACTTGGCGATCTCGGGCAGCTTGAAGCCCTGATTGACGTTATCCAAAGCAGACTTGAGTCTGGCCAGTTGCTGTTCTTCGGCTGCGGCGGATTTGATTCCTTCGACCGCGAAGGCCAGCGCCATGGTTCCTGCGGCTGCTGCTGTGGTCAGAAGTGCTGGTCCCACAAAGCTGGAAAGTTTGCTTCCAAAGGATTGCAGCCCACCAGTTGTTTTGCGGGACTCTGAATCTAGTTTGCGCAGATCGGCCTGAGCCGACTTCATCGCCTTGTTTGTGTACTCCGTGCCGATCTTGAGAATGATGCCTTTATTAGCCATCAGGGCATACTCCTCTGCACGTATAAGGCGGCCCTATAGGCGGCGTCCATAATCTTCAAGCGCGTCTCTGGGTAGTGGTTCCTCAAAGCGGTGCGCATGACACGGCCATGAGTGATTCTCTTTGACGTATTGAGCCTCACTGATGGAAGCAGTCTGAGAAAGGTCCGGCCTTGCGGAGATCCGCTTCCTCTCTTGCCACCCTTGGTGCCTGCCAATTCATAGACCTGAAGCGCTCGGTCAGTCTTGGATTGGATAGTCAGCACAAACTCACGACGGCTAGACCTGATAGATTTCCTGCTGGCCCCTGGGTTCCAAGCGGGGAAACGACTTGAAGAACCTGCACTAATCGTGCCGTCAGAGTTTCGTTGACCTAGGCGCCTTCGCGGTTCTTTTGTTCCCCAGTTGCGTAGGCGCGGTGAAGGTGTCTGAGGAACTAGAGTCTTGGCCTCATCGCGTATCACTCGGCCAGCAAGGTTGAGTTCCTTGTTGACCTGCTTGGCAACCTCGGGGTCCAATTTGTTCAGGGCCTTCAACGTGCCAGCCAATCCAGCGACGGTGACACGTTGGTTGAGGTCCACTTGGCTCCTATCGGGGTCGGCTTTGCTCAGTGGCTTTCCACCTGAGATATCTGGCCAGAGTGAAAAGCATGCGGTCTGACTCGCCTAGCAGTGCAGATGGCGCGATGCCCGTCTCGCAGGCAAGGTGCGCTATCAGCCAGTGGGCGCTGTTATCTCCAAAGGGATGATTGCCGCCGCTTCATCGGAGGCAACCACGGCCTCAATCGTTTCAGTCCACTCCTCGAACTCGAGCGGGGTCTTGCTTCCACGCTTGAGACTCGACCAAGCAAGGAACGCAAGGTCTGTGTAGCGCAGGTCGGTGTCCATCTTGGCAATGGACTTGTCAAACTTCGTCTCAAACTTGATCAGGTCAGCCGCCGAGGTTGTGGTGTCGACGGCTGACCCGTCAAGGTAGGAGACACGCAAATTCATTCTCATAGCGCAGGGCCTTTCTTAGAAGGGTCAGAGGGTTAGGCGGTGCCGCGTGTGACGGTGCCGGTGGTCGGCCACGTCACTGACGTGGTGGCGATGTCGCCCACGGATGAGCTGAACGGGTTGTACTGGGTGACAAGGCAGACCGCAGTGAAGGCCGGGTTGGTTGCAGTTGTCGTGCCTGACGTGGGCTTGACCACAACTGTGGCGTTGCTTCCGATAAGCGGCCAGATGGTCGCGTCAACCTGACCAGCGGCAAAGTCTTGGAAGAAGTTCAAGGTGACTGAGCCCGTCTTGAGTCCGCCGATGCGCTCGCGGAACGTGGTGCCAAAGCCAGTGGTCTCGAGCTCTGCGGCTTCAACCATGAGTTCCACGGACTGAAGTGCTGTGGAAAAGGCTGAGCCATTTACTGTGATGGTGTGATCAGTTGCGGCGTACTTCGCCATTTGCGTGCCTCCTTTAGGCGTAGACAACCACGGAGAACGTGGCGGTCAAATAGATGTCTTCTGCCTCGGATGCCGAGGACAGGCCTGTCATTTCAGTGACGCGCAGAGTTTGTGCTTTGCCTCCGAGGCTGGTGTCACCCTCAATGGCGGTCTTGATGGACGTTGACCCAGTGGGCGCTAGATACCCATCAAGTTTGGTTTGTGCGGTCCGCTCCGAGATCCGGCCCACCACCACGGTGATGGTGAAGCGGTACTCATCAAGGCCTCGATGGAAGGCCTGATCAAAGGTGATGGTGTCAAGAGACACAATGGCAAGCGGCGGATTGATCTGGTCAGGAATCGTGGCCGTGGTGCGCAGGCCAGAGATGGTGGCCAGCCTGGTGGCCAGTCCATTGCGCAGCTCAGTGACCGTAGCCATTAGGCGATCCCGTGCGGATACTTCACATAGGCAGCCACGAGCTGGGCCACGTCGGTGTCTAGGCCACGGCCTACGCGCATGATGCCGAGGTCTCCAAAGCCGGCCACGCCAAGTGGCGAGTCAAGGCGCTTGAAGATACGGGCAGCCTGAATGATTGTGGCCTGCTTGACGGCACTGGGCACGGCGGCCCAGCCCATGGCTCCGGTCACTCGAACGGTGGCAGCACCAAATTCGCGGGGGAAGGTGTAGTCATCAATGGCCCGGATCTTGTAATACGGCGTGGCTTGGCCGGCGGTCACTCCGTTGAGTGGCTCCAGCTGGTAGTCAGTGACGGCCCACGTCTGATCAAAAGTGAGGTCAGCGCCGCTCGATGTCTTGATGGTGACGGCAGTGCCTTGGAGATCATCGATCTCACAGAGGTAATTGTCATTGGGCACGTAGTCGCGGGTCACGGTTCCGGCGTTCCAGAAGGCGCGGCCACAGTGCCCGTCAATGAGCCGAGAAGCGCTCTCTACGGCAGGCTCAAGCAGAGCGTCATCCACACTGTCAGAGATGCGCAAAGCGGCCTTGATCTCCGCCAGAGTAGCGTAGCCGTTAGTGATGGCCATGCTTACGCTCCGACGGCAAGCACTCGAGCAGTGACGGTGCCGCTGGCGGCGATGCCAAAGACTTGGTTGTCTGGCGGCAGGTCAAGTGCGATGGCCACGCCAGAGGTCAGCAGGTATCCGTAGGAGCTGCTGGAGACGTTGCTGGCGCCAAGGTACGCGGTGCCACTGTCAATACTGACGATGATCGACTGGCCCACGTTGCCATCGGTCTCGGTCAGGTTGAGCATCGCGGTGGCGCCAGTGGTGAGACTGACGGATCCATGCTTGACGGCCATGAGGTTCCTTTACTGGGAGAGGATGGTGAGAGCGTCTGCCTCAGCCAAAGTGGTCAGGAGTTCAATCTCTGTGGGGTCTTCGGTTTCGTACTCGCCAACTTCTACAATTTTTGGCTCAGCATCCGACGATAAACTCTAATTCGTTATGTAGCACGCGCATCACCCACCGCCTCCCGTGACATATA